ATACCGATGTTTTCTTCGATAACGGTAGTAGAGGATGTCTCGGTGTAAGAATAAATCGAGTAGGTCTCTCTCGGTTTGAAGACAATCAGCACGTTGTACTGACGACCAAAACCTGTAATGTCATCTTCAGTATTGCCAAGTCTCGCCCAGTTGTTTTCAGGGAAGTACGATACATCGAATGAAGCCGACCAGTAGTAAATGGAGTTGCCTGCACCCGCCAAGAACAATCTTGAGTTCTGTGCTCCACCAAAAGTTTCATAGAACTTGCAAGAATAAATCTTGGCTTTTACGTCAGAGAAAATCGTACTCTTTAGAGTGAACACCATCTTGACGTTCATATCTCCAAGCGTAGGAGGCGAAGTGAAAGTTACCACCTGAGTGGAGGTATTCACGCTGAACGCCGTGGTTTCCACATCGTCTACATAAATGGTCGGAGTCGTGTTCCAGTCGATGATATCCTGTCCGTTGTATTCGGCAACGTGGTAATCCGTGGATGTTCCGTCTCCGTTGTATAGCAGGGAGAACTGAGTTCCTATTACGTTCAAGTCGTCTACCACATCACCGCCGTCAGAACCGTCTGGCTTGCAGTTAATCATAAAGTCTGGGATGTATGTATCGGTCTGGGTGAATGCGTTGTTCTCGTACTCGTAAAACCCTGTAGAGATAAGGTAGTAGAGTTTCTGTGCAAAGATAATGAAAATGCCCTTATTCTGCGGTAATCCACTACCAACTTCAGTTGCATTTATCCCATTAATATACTTGTAGATTTTAGTGCCTGCGTGTACGAACAGATAATTGTCAAAGTAGACCATTGCATAGACGGGGTCGCCAAAATCCATAGGGTCTCCGTCACCGTCCAAAAGAAGCTCCTGACCGTACCTCTTGCCGAATGCACCATTTCGATACATAACGTTCAGCATATATGGAGACTGGTTTACTTCCTGTTCGTATTCGATATCTTTTAAGTTGATTCCACCGATTGCGGGCTGTGGGATTTCCAGCATCTTGTCAGGCACAGACTTGAATGTCGGCATCTGTTTAATCGGCATTTGCTTCTTCCTCTGCTTTCGCCCACATCTTTTCTACATACTCATTCGATAACATAACTTGTTTTTCTACACGGGCGTTGTTGTACTCCGTCTGATAAATGGACATCTTGCTTAAGTCATCATCCATCAGGAAGTTCGCATCGATGCCCTTTGGGATTACGTCTAAAAGATACTCTTCCTCATAGTCGAGTTCATAATCGCTCCAGTCAGCCTGTGAGATATCGGTAGGAATCTGGTGTGCTGTCATCCCATCGATAAATGGAAGTTTACCGTGGAACATTCTAGCCATATTGTTTTCATCGTAAGTCTCTGCCAAAACCTTGTTGGTTATTTCTACGATGTAGTTGTCATAGATAGTTGAGGATGGTTTCTCAAACATCCACGCCTTTGTTTTAGAATACATCTCTTGTAAAGTCATAAGAAACCTCCTAAAAAAGAGGGGGAGTTTTTACGCTCCCCCGTAACGATTAAACGGATGCGTCGTTCTTCAGGCAGACAGCCAGACCGTCTTTCTTTGTAGTAAGAACGAATGCGTCAAACAGCCATCTGATTTCCAGCAGAGCACCAGAGATGCCTACAGGGTCAGAATGAACTTTCATATCCTTAATCTTTGTCGGAGCAAGGATAGCACTTCTCTTCGCAGTAACGAAGTTGATGTTCGTGTCGGTGAAATATGAATCAGGAACAGGAACAATCTGTAAACCTCTCAGCTTGCCCATAACGCCCTTTTCAAGGTGCTGTGGAGCGAAGGAAGGGTTGTTGTAGTTAATAAATTCAGGAGCAAGTAACAGCATTGCATATTCAGATTCACCGATGAAGCAGTAAGCGTCATCAACAGTGGCGAACTTGTTTCTTAATGCTGTAACGTGTTCGGAAATAGCATCAACGATATTGCTCTTTGACGGAGAAGACAGTTCGGTAACAGTACCGCAGTTTGCAGGGTTGCCCCATACACCTAAGCAGTATTTGTCGAACATCGGGATGAACTTCTCTCTCATTTCAAGAGCCAGCACTTTGCCAGAGTTCTTGATGAGCATCTGTTCTGAGTTGTTGCCCTTGTCAACCGACAGAGAGACAGCCTTATCCTGTGTCAGGGTCATCGTCTGAATCGTGTCAGCTACTTCATAGGTATCGCCGTAACGAGCGTGGAACGTAGAAATAGCGTTGTCGTTTGCAGGTTTGTTGTAATCAGTCGGGTCGTAGGTGTTGATTGTCCATACCTTGACGGACTGAACACCGTCCCAGTCATATTCCTTGGAAGTCTTTCCAAGAACTACGGAATCTAAATAAAATTTGTCTACTACTTTTGGAGAGTATTTGGTCGCTAAGTTAATTGTAGCCATTGTAAAAAAGTCCTTTCTTTATGAATTTAGGAAACCATTCAGGAAAGGGTCGGACTCGCTCGAACCAGCATTGGTCGTGCTACCCAACGATTTCTTTTTATTGGTTTCATTTAGTTGGCTGACTTTCTGCTTGGCTTCGGCTTGAGAGTTGTTTACGTTCATCCTCTGGAACTTGTTGTACGCCTCCAAAAGAGTGTACCCCTGTTTCACAAACTCAAAAACTTTAGGGTCTAGAGAATCTGGACTCTTGTCTTTGAACTCTGGATATTCCTCAAGGAAGATATCAACTTCCCTCTGCGCACGAGCCTGCTCGGCATCAGCCCGCTGTTGTGTCTGGTCTGCGTAATCCTTGTCACGCTGACCGATTGTTTTTTCGACCCTCGACCTAGCGAGCTCTTCTAGAATTTCGTCGTTAAGGTCTTCGTATTTAGGGTCATTGCGGAGGTTGTCAACCTCCTTGTTAACCTCGAACTCAATCTGAGTGTCATTCAACTGGTTGAGGTAATCCCCAACGGACATTCCATTCATCCTTGCCAGTCTTTCAAGAGGTTCATAAATGCGGTCATAGTTCATACCCTTCTGGGCATAGGTTCTGGCATCCTCTTCATTTAAGGTCTGCTCTTCGCCGTTGTACTTGACCTTCAACTCGAACAGAGATGTCTGTTCTTCGGTTTCAGTTGTGTCCTCGGTTTCCGTCGGCTCTGGTGCGTCTTCGGTAACTTCCTCCACGGATTCTTCTAATGGTTCTTCGCTGGTAGGCTCGTAATCATCAAAAAAGCCCTCTACTGAATCCAGTTCGTTTACTTCTAATTCGTCCATACTTTCCTTTCTTGCCTGTGGTGGGGCATTTTAAAAGGGGTACTCAATTGATGCACCCCTTATAGTGGGACGTGTTCGTCTGTCGGGTTAGAACCCCGTGACTGAGGTTCTGTACCCATCGCCATCATCTGTTGCATACGTTCTTGGTATGAGCGTAGCAGTTTAGATTTCTGCGGTATGTACTTGCTAGGTACTACATCTATATAAGTATCTGGTGCAATGTAACCAGCCTGTACCAATTTATCCAGCGTGTTCATCTGGGCAATCTCGGAATACTGAGCTCCGTTGCCGATTTCCACGTCGAGGTTGTAGTTCAGGTTCTTCAGGGAAGAGAAGTCCACTATCGCCAAACGGTTGTCTTCCGTCATTACCTGACGCACTCCGTAGTCGGTAGAGATAATGTCGATGATGTTTCTCACGACATCTTCCCAGAACGCATAGAAATTCTGTTTCTGAATCTCCAGAGGAACTGCACTAGACTCCTGAAGAGCAAGGATGGCAGAGGTGTTGTCTGGTTTGACATTACCTAATGAAGCATCCGTAACGCCCATCATATCCTTTGTCTGTGCTATGGTCTCCTTAGCCAACTCGATAATGTTGTTGGAGAAATCAGGGATTTTAATAAAGTCTATGAACTTGCCCGCAATATCGATACCAGCTACAGCCTGCGGGGAAATTGAGTTCATAAACTCATCGATTTGAACTTTATTCTTGTCGAAGATAATCTTCGGGAAAGCACTCTGCAATCCGTACATCTGTGCGATTGCGAAGCACTTGTTGATGAATACCTGATTGGCGATAACGCTCGTCATCGGGG